GACCCACAGGCTTTATCTTCTGCGGTAACCTACTATAGAAGGCTGATATGTGCCTCTATGTTGGATATTGTCACTGTAGACAGCACTGATGAAAAAGAATTTGCAAGTTACCTGTTTGATGATGATGACGATGGTAATTCAGCAATGGACAATGAAGATGAGGGTGGCTCCAAACCAACTTCATCAAAGTCTGGCTCAAAGTCTCCTCAAAACAATGGGTCAGACGAAAATAAAAATCCTCCAAAATTTAAAAATGAATATGAGAGGATTAAATTTAAAGCAGATCGATGCGGAACTTTGGAAACTCTAAGAGCCATGTGGCAGGAAGAAAAACCAAAATCGCAAGAGGCAATCGATTACTTCCACACCAGAAAAAACCAAATAGAAGGGAAATAAAATGGAACAAGAAAAAGAACTCGTCAAATATGGTAAAGACCCATTTACTGTATCGATAAATGCAAATGAAAAATCAGCAGATTGGCATTGCGATTATAATTGCAAAATAGTCCTAGGTGATGGGCAAGTCCTCTGGGCAAATCTTTATAAGAAAAGTGACACTTGGTTTGCAGGCAAAATAAAAGATCCGATGAATGACAAAATCCCTTTCTAAAGCTGACATATTTGAACAGGCAAAAGCCTTAACCACTGGTGACAGGATGAAGGCCTATGGTGATGCTGAAGAGAACTTTGGCAGGACTGCTGACTTGCTGAATGCATATTTCCAAGGGAGAGACTTGTCAAAACAGCCTATACAAATATTTGAAATTGGAATTATAAATCAACTACAAAAACTTTCCAGAATAGCCCATGATCCTACAAATCCTGACAGTCATGTTGATAATGTAGGTTTTGGCGGTATTACTGGTGAATTAGCCCTAAAGGACTGGGGCTAATGAATATCTGTCCAACCTGTAAAACTGTTATGAAAAAGACAGAATTGCAGGATGTATTTAAGTGTCCATCTTGTGCGACTGTAGTTGAAGGATTTTATAATAGATTTAATTTCTGTGCTGATTGCGGAAAAAAACTCGGCAGGGTAAATCACAAAAGACGTAGAGATTCTATTTGTTATGAGTGTAGAGGAGATAGAGTGTCAAATAATCCAGAAGTAAGAAAAATATTTGAAGAACTGAAAAAAGAAAATAGTAAGAAAACACCAAAAGAATTAGGTATGAATGAAAGATTTGTTGATGATCCCAAGGCCGAAAAAGAACAGGATACAGGAAGAGTTATCCGAAAACCCACCCAGATACACAAAGGTGGGATTGAATTTGAATAACTATCTTTCCATCACTTTCTTCATCAATTGCTCGGCCTGTTTCGCATCTCTGGCTTCCTCTAAATCCACTATGGTGTAATTAGTCTCGGCAGTAGTTGAGTGCTTGCTATGCCCCATTCTAGCCTTCCTAATATGGTCTGGTACCTCAGAGATCATGCTAGTATTGTAATACTTTCTAAAACCACCAATACCATAATCAGGAACACCTGCTAAGTCACAAATCTTCTTGATGTTTTTTCTCATGGCATTCTGCTCAAAAGGCTTTTTACCATAGGCATTTGGAAATACCCATAGATCAGAATAAGACTTTAATTTCCATTCCCTGAGTATGTTAATCAAGCCTTCTGGTAGTCCAAGTGTCCTTACCCTGTAAAAGTTCTTTGTGTCCTGCATACCGCCCTTGTTATCGATAGTTCTTTGTACTGTGACAGTTCTACTATCAAAACTTATGTCATCCCACTGTAGCCCCTGCAATTCGTTTGCAGACAGGCCAGTAAATGCTGAAAACATTACAAAACACTGAAGGTAAGTAGTCTTTTCAATCTTGATCATTGAGGCAATATTGTCATGTGAATAACCGCCTCTTTCTCTTTCACCGCCAGTAATTTTATCTCTTTCACTAGGATTATTAGGATTGACCGCAATGTAACCCTTGTTGATAGCAAACTTCATAATCATGTTTAATGTACCAACACAATGCCTGATCAGCTTTGCAGACTTGCCAGAGTTGGCTTTACTATCAATAAACAGATTAATATCACCAGTAGTTATCTTCCTGATTGATTTACCGCCAAAGTAGGGCTTTAAATGCAGATGGTAATGTCTTTGATCATTGTCAAAAGACCTTGCCCTGATACCCTTCACAGGCCTGTTAATTGATTTCTTTCTGGCATCCAATGCCTTTTCAGCAATGTCCTCAAAGTATGCATCTTCAACAACCTTGACCTGACTTTTCAGAAATATATCAAGATGATCTCTTTCTTCTTTTAATTTCTTTTTATTTGAATTTGAAATTTTTTTCCAAAGTTTAGGCCATGTCTCTGTATCTTCATCCATAACCTTGTAAGAGAATTGATATGATTTAAACTTCTTGCCTCTTCTAACACCAGAGACAGAATAGATATCTGTGATCCTATATTCAGCCATTACTTCGCCCCCTTTAGTTTAGCTATTTGTTTGTTTGCTAAATCAAGTTTTTCTCCCATTTCTGTAATGGTATCAAAAGCATCTTTTAGTCCATCAGGGCTTTGTTTAGGGTTTTTTAAAACCATAATTACAATTCCTGCTACAGCCTGCCAATTAGGTGTTATGTTGATTGTCTTGCTCATTAGTTTGTCTCCTCTAAAATAGTTGGTCTATTTACGACTGTTTGCTTGATGCCCTTATAGATTTTGTGTTCTTTGATAGTAGCCTTAACCTTGATACTATCACCCTTGTTACCAAGGCATTTGCCCCAGTAAACAAATACGTTGCCCTGACCATCAACAAGACTGTTCAACCAACTTGTTACTGGTCTGCCATTAAAGTAATTTTGAAAATCAAGTTTGAATTTTAAAGTCAAATCAAATACATTTCTGTCACTGACCTCACCTACAAAGTTGGAAGGTGAAAGCCTTCTTTCTCTTAGTCTGGCAATTTTGTATGAATGCCTTTGAACTCTATCCTTTAGACTTCTAATCTTGAATATTTCATCCTTGATTGATTCCCATAATTTCTCAGCCTGTAATTCTTCTGGGGTTCTGAATTTGTATGGATTTTGATATATTGGTTTTTCAGTAAGAAATAATACTTGTGAAACTTTAAGTTCTTTACCAAGTTTTTTGGCTTTAATGTTTGCCTTTTCAAAATCTGTTGAAAGATTTAGTAAATGATGAGTTCTCCATTCATACCTAGCAACTGGGTTATAATTTGCATCTTTACCCCAGACAACCTCTTTCCAATTACAGTAAAGTGAAAACATTTTTGCACCATACTTTTTGCCATTTGGTACATAATCTTTTTTGACATCATCCCATTTGTATCCATCAGTTTCTTCACTTAGTCGAACAAAAAGAGAAGACAATCTTCTCTCCTTGGCGGTTGTTGTAATGTGTTCTATTGCTGATTTTCTACAGTTCATTAGCTTAACTCCTCATACCATTCGTCTGGAATATCAAGACACTCCTCACACTCGGTACAATATTCGTATTCTAATGCTTCTGCTTTTGATGCTTCGTGACCACATTCGTCACATTTTATTGATTTTATTTTTTCCATAAATTGTCTCCTCAATTACAATATATAACTAATTTAAGCATCATATGCCTATAAGTCAAGAATATATGCGAAAAAAAATGGAATAAACCTGACGACTGGTTGGTACGATGGTTGGTACAGATAAACCCTTATCAGGCTTAAAACGCAAAAAAACCCCAAAAACCGAAGTTCTTGAGGTGCGTGTAAGTCATTGATTTTATTGAATAAGTTGGTTGCGGGGGTAGGATTTGAACCTACGACCTTCAGGTTATGAGCCTGACTCTTTTCCGCAGAGTTCTGCCATTTGTTAAAGGTGGTTGGTACAGTGGTTGGTACGATTTTTCTAACTTTCTAGTGGTTGGTACAGTGGTTGGTACACTAAGGCTTTTTTAAAGTTTTTGCAACCTTTTCTCCAGACCTCCCAACTACATATCCACCAACACCTACAGTAAGAAGTGTCCACAGTTCATCAGGTAAAGGGATCATCATCTTATTACCACTCACAACCTCTATTAATGGAAAGATTAAATAGTTCACACTTACAATCAGTGTGATATTCATCATTAGGATTGGCCTCCAACTACTGGCAATCCAACTTTCAGACTTGGCCTCGGCAAGAATAATTTGACTTGCAGAAGCCTCTATTTGTTTTGTGTTTTCCAGTAAAGCCAGTCTAACCTTGTTTTCAGCCTCTGCCTTTTTATCAGGATCTGGAATAGCCTCCTTAACAATATCACCAACAATGGGTGCTAGTGCCGATATTAAACCTATCAATTTATTCTCCCTTAGTTTGATAACCTGTAAATCTGCCCTCTTTTATTTTAATACATTTCCAACGAATAGCCTTCCATTTTGGCATATACTCTGGCACCTGTGATCCCATTTCCAAGGCTCTTTCCTTGCATTGTTCATATGTTTCATAAACTACTGGATACTGAAAATTTTCAAGTATCATGCAAACTGTTGCTGAGTTTATCAGGCAAATAGTTACGACAGCCTTAAACATCCTGCCATTGACCAGTACGCATTTGTTCTGATAATTCGTATGCCCTTTGTCCTACCTGAGAAGCCCATTTAGATTCACCGCCATTGGAGCCTGTAATCATTTCCTTGGAGGCACCTTCATAATCACCACTGGCAAGACAACCAATGAATTTCTGAAAAGTGTTCAAACCTGCAAAACCCAGATTAAAACACATATTGTCACACACAGACTTTCTGACTTCATCTAGGCCATTATACCAGTCAGTACCGCCTAATTGCTCTTGTACCTTCTTAACATCATTAACAAGCATAAGTTCAGCCTCTTCTTCAGTAACCCCAACATCATCAAGGTTTCTGCCATATGCAATTGTTAATTTGTTGGCTGTGCAGTGGTATGGGAAAAGTCTTTTACCTTCATGTCGTTTTAATTGTTCAATTAAATTACTCATAATTAACCTTTCAAATACTTAATCCAGTAGTAAATAAATGCAAAACCAATACTGGCAACAACTACTCCGACTGTGCAATTTATAACTAAATCTCGCTGTTTGGCTTGTTCTTCCAAGGCCTTCTTATGTTCTGCTCTGGCTTGTGCAATTGTGGCCTGTAGCCTTTCCCACTGGCCTGCGGAACCATATAAAAGGAACATTGACCGCAACTCATCTTTTAATCTTTTCTGTTCTTCTTCCTTAAAATGTTGATCAATGGCATCATCCATTACACCACCAAACAGTCTTTTCTTTTTTTTTCTCTCTTTACCAAAGCCAAGTTCGGCCTCACCTCTGGCATAATTTTGGATGGCTGTCGTAGCTGAAGACAAATCTTTGCCCATTTCCACACATTTTTTTAGTGTTTTGTGTGCAGATACAATTAATCCGAATGCACTCACAGGATCTATCATTAATATTTCTCTTAATTTATTTGGAAAGAACTTTGTCTAATTTATCTTCAAGTCTGTGTAAGGCATCCATTAGCTTTGTAATGTCATCTCGCACATCATCTTTTCTCGCATAATTATATGCAATCTCTTCTCTTGTTTTTGATAATAATATTTGTTGCCTTTTCACTTCAGAAAACATTTTGCTAAATGCCCAACCAAATGGCATTAGGATCAGTGTTATGACTGCCGACCAAAGGGTTGCTACATCTAACTCCATTAACTAGCCTTTGAGTTTTCCATAGCCTTAGTAGTTTCATCATTACCAAGTGATGTCTTTAATGCTTGTAGATATTGTTGATGTAATATGTTGGCATCTTCAAAAGCATCTTTGAGATCATTAGTTTGCTTTTGAAACTTGGCAACCTTAGTTACTAATCTTATCTGCTCTACAGATAAATCTTCTTGAGCATACGATTTCCCATCAATTTGTATTACGTTTGATTTTTCAGTCATTATGCACTCTCCAATGCTGTTATTCTTGCTTCTAATTCTAATATGGTCTTGGTCAATAAAGGCACTAACTTAGATTGGTCTATGGCTTGTGGATCAATCTTTGATGCTTCTTTTACATCACCAACCTTTTTACCTTCAGGTATCTCATCATCTTCAACATAAAAAACCTCTTTTGTCATGGCATCTTTTTCGCCAATTATAGCTTCAGGTACAATGCTTGATACTTCATGTGCTAAGAAACCATCAACAATCCTATCTGTGCCATCTGCTATAAAGTTAAATCTTGCTGGTTTTAATTGTTTTAATCTAGTGGTTGCATCAAAGTCATACGTTACATTTTCTTTTAATCTGTAATCAGAACTTGTGCTAAAATTAGTTGAGGTAGTGCCATTTTGTTGTATAAACCCACAATTATCTCCATTAGAATTTAAAAAAACCAAAAAGTTAGAGCCAGTATTTGTAGTACGAGTGGTTTTTAACACTATTGCATTAAAATTAGTACCATCAAATACTGAACCAAATGAACAAGCAGTAAAAGCAGAGGTAGTTCCCATTAAAAAACGACCTGTTGTATCTATGGTTATATCAGCAGTATCAGCACCAGTTCCACATCTAATACCTAATGTATTAGTTCCACTCACTTGACCTATTTGAAAATCTGGTCTTGTGCCATTCCCCACTCCAAATCCTAAAAAATGGTCATCACCTAAATGAACACCATTGCCAGTTGCAAAAGTAGGTGCAGAATGACCTATTGCAATATTATCTGAACTTCCTTGAACAAACAACATATTGGCATTGCCATTAGATTCAACACGAAAGTCTAGGTCTGCACTATCTTGATTAAGCACTGTTTCTGTTGCACCTATTTGTAATCTATTATTTGAAGTTCCATTTGTAAAACTTTTAATATTAATTTCACCATCTTCTGTGCCATCACTAACATCAGTTAAATGTACTTTCATTTCAGCAAAAGTTATTTCTTCCCCAGTATCATTATCAGCAACAAATTTAATTTGCCCTGTTACATCTCCATCGGCAGGACTAGAGGAATCTCTTTTTAAATTTAATATTGGTGCTATGTTTGCATCAGCATCAGTAGATGTTAAAGTTAATGTAGCACTATTATCAGTAGTAGTTATTATTGCTTGTCCTGATACATCCAAAGCCACTGTTGGACTTGAATTGTTAACACCAACCCTATTATTAGTCTGATCAACATATAATGGAGTGCCTGATCCAAATGCCTCTTTTTGATGCGACATAATCTCCCTGAGAGCATTGTTAACGTCTGAGGGGTTCATGCTGTTTTCAGCTAGATTTACATCTCCCACCACTGTGTTGTTGTTGGCGGTGGCATCATATTCGGTTAGTTTGTCTTTTGCCATTTAGATCTCCTGACTTTCCACAAAAGCCTTGTAATTAGCTTTGACTGTATCTGTCCATACTGCATTGGCTACTGCTTGTACTTCGGTAGCTTCTCCACTTATGTCGGTGTCTGTGTGTGTCCACTTGCCATCACTATCTTTTGATGATGAACATGGTTGTAGAACGTGCCTATGTCTTGACCTACTAATCTCTGTACCATCTTCTTTGATGACTGTATCTGTAGCTACTTGAACATTCCAACTTCCTACAACCTCTATCTTTTCTATTACTGCTTCTTTTGTTATCGCCATTTTTTACTCCTACGATGCTCTATAAACTAGTGATCCGTTAATACCTGACGGACTTGATGTAGTACCTGATTCACTTAAATATAATTGTGTTTGTCCTGAAGCAACAGTTGTCCAACCATGACCTCTTGATGCTATTGAACCTAATACATAAGTACCAGTATCAGAATCGTCAGAAGCACTAAATGGTAAGCCTTGAATTCTAGCATAAGATGATATAGCTAAACTAGAGCCAGATACTTGAAATTGTAAATATACTGTTCTACCTATTTTTGTGTATTGCCCTGATAAAGAACTTACAGTGCCACTTGGGGCATTTACAAATGAAGGTGTCCAAGTTCCTTCTTCATAATCGTCAAGCAGATTAGATGCAGTAGCAGATGTTACACCAAGATGTATACCTGCTCCTGATTGTCCTAAAATGATGTTACCACTTGGATTTACATCAAACAAAGCACTTGCATCTTGTTTTGATACTCTAAAATGATTACCAGTTGCCGCTCCTAAAAATACTCTACTGTCTGTACCTAATTGCAATCCTAATCTTTGAACAGTATTGCCTTGCAAAACCATCTGATGATTATCACTGCCACCACCCATATGAAAAGCTGTGTCTGGAGCAGATTTACGAACACCAATTCTATTGTTTCCAGCATCAACAAAAAACATATTAGCATCATCATTAGACTCAACACGAAAGTCTACATCAGCACTATCTTCATTAAAGACTGCACCACCTTTGGCAGATAAAGCACCAGTAACCGACAAAGCAGTTAATGCTTGTGAGCCAGTGTCTACGTTCTTTAAATGTGCCATCAATTCTCTAATGGCATTGTTGATGGTGCTAGGGCTACACCCCTCAGAAATATCTATATCATTTATGACTGTGTTATTCCCTGCGGTACTGTCATATTCTGTAATATTTGCCTTGGCCATATTATCTCCTCATATTTATATCAGGTGCAAATTCATTGCCTAACAATCCTGATGTTATATTTCTTGCTGAAGGCACTCCTGCCCCATAAATTCCTTCTCTGACTATCGGAACACCTAGTCTTGAATAGCCACTAATTAAACCGCCTGTGACCAATCCAGTTGTTAATGGATCTATACCTGCACCTGCACCGCCCAAATTGAGCAATCCGCCTGTTACAAGTTGTCTTGTTGCAGTACCACTATCTGGCAATGTTAGGTTTAGGTTTTGACCTTCATTGGCCATGCCCTGCATCAATGCCTCACCTTTTCTAAAACTCTTTTTGTTTTTTCCAACGTCAGCCATTCTTGATGCACCCATTAATTGGTTGGGTGTAAATGTACCTTGTCTGGTTCCACCTTTTTCCACTGCCTTTCCGACAATGTTGAGCATTTTAAATGAAAAATCTAAATCATTAAGTTGTGGTGCATATTTAGGATTGTTTTTGACCAGTGTGTCGGTTAATGCCTCAAGAACTTTGTCATATGAATCTGCATAATTTCTTGTTACCTGATCACCAGAACTTATATATCCTTTGATTTGCTCTCGTAATCCTGACTGTATTTTTTTAAATCCCTCACCAGACAAACTGCCATCAGGACTAAAATC